CTGAGCCCGCTCCGGTTCTCCGCGGGGCTGAAGATTATCCGGGCCCCGTCTCGCCCGGCACTGCCCAGCCGATCCCGCCGCAATCGCAAGGAACTCCCCCGCGGTCAGGTGCTGCTCCGTGGGGCAACGCCGACAACTTCGATTCTTGGTGGGAAACCCGCAAGGACGAGCTGCTTGCGAAGTCGCGGGAGGTAAGGGCCGCGCATCCGAAGCGGCCCGACATTTGGGAGCGCGCTGACTGGGCGTTAAGGCAGCACCAAGACAACCGAAACGTAATGGCTGCCGGAGCCCGCATGCAAGAGAACCCGCGGGATAACGCCGCCAAGCAGGCATACAGCGATGTGGTCCGGCAGGATCAGATGAAGCGTTCGGCGGAGATGCGGGCCGCCAACGCCGCCAAGCCGCCTCAAGCCAAGAGCATGGACGACTTCCGCCGTGAAGACGGCTCGTATGACTACGAAGGTGCGCGGCGGGAGTGGCAGGCCAAGCAAAACGCCCAGAGGCGTGAGTACATGAAACAGCCCGTCGCCAAGCGCAACGCCATCTACGGCAGCGATGCGAATCGCCGTGCGTATGAAATCTGGATGCGGTAGCGGCTTGGCCGCCTTATGTGTATATTTGTCTACCTACCCCCCGAGGTGACACATGCAGCAGAAGTTCAACATCGGCATCGTTACGTTTTCGTACGGCGGCAACGGCGGCATCTCCTCTGAGGTGCCCGACATCCGTGAGTGGATGGTGCCGCTGGTAGCGGACATCTCCAAGGATCCCCGCGTTAACGCGGTGCGTGTCTGGAACCTGGCGGACACGCCAATCACCATGACCCGCAACCGGGCCGTGATGCAGGCCCGCCAGAACGATATTGATGTTCTGGTGATGGTCGATTCGGACATGAAGCCTGACCTATACGCAGGCCATGCGGACGCCAAGCCGTTCTTCCAGACCTCCTTCGACTTCCTGGTCAACCACTACCACAAGGGCCCGGTGGTGATCGGTGCCCCGTACTGCGGGCCGCCGCCCGTGGAGTGCGTCTACGTGTTCCGTTGGCAGAACATGGCCTCTGAGAACCCCAACCCCGACTTCCAGTTGGAGATGTACGACCGCCACACGGCCGTAAAGATGGCGGGCATCCAGGAATGTGCCGCCCTGCCGACTGGCCTGATCATGTACGACATGCGGGCCTTCGATCTCACGGAGCCGAAGAAGGAAGGCGACAAGCCCTGGTTCTACTATGAGTGGAAGGACCGCTTCGCTGCCGAGAAGGCGTCCACCGAAGATGTGACCATGACCCGTGACCTGTCCTTGGTCGGCTCCCAGACGCTGGGCTACAACCCGGTCTTCTGCAACTGGGATGCGTGGGCTGGTCACTGGAAGCCGAAGTGCGTCGGCAAGCCGCAGGTGATCGCCGCCGAAGGCATCTCGCACAAGCTGAAGGACTGCTGGGAGGCCAAGGTCGAACCCGGCACCAAGCTGGTGGAGTTCAAGTCCTCCGTGAAACTTCCCGCCCAGCCCGCGTTTGACAGCATGGGCATGGACCTTCCGGGCCGGGACGCAAACGCACTGGTGGCGATGGTGACGCAGTTCACGCAGTCGCACGGCCGCCCCCCGGTGGTGTGCGAGGTGGGCTCCTGGGCTGGCAAGTCGGCCGTAATCATGGCCAAGGCCGGGGCCAAGGAAGTCCTCTGCATCGATACGTGGGAAGGCTCTGGGAACGACGAAGGGTGCAAGGCATACGACGGTTCCCGCGGCACGCCCATCCAAGTGTTCCTCCGCAACACGCAGGGGCTTCCGATCCAGGCATGCTGTGCCCGTTCGCCGGAAGCCGCCGAGCGGTTCAAGGACGGTGAGTTCGACATCGTCTACATCGATGCCGAGCATGACTACGAATCCGTGAAGGCTGACATCGAAGCGTGGAAGCCCAAGGCCAAGCACATCTTGGCGGGCCATGATTACCATTCCTTCCCCGACGTTCAGCGGGCTGTGAAGGACTGCGGGATTACCCCGCATGTCGAAGGCAACGTGTGGATGACGAGTGTCGGAGCCTGAGAAAGTCTGCATAGAGTGCGGGCTAGCGTGGCCCGCCACCACGGCTCACTTCCACAAGTCCAAGGATGGATTCCACGCCCGCTGTCGCAAGTGCCGGAACAAGAAGATCCGGGGTGACCGCAAGGGGAAGCGGAACAAGAAGCTAGACGAGATTGAGAAGGGCGCCGTCAAGCACTTCGTTGCCGCGGCCCGCGTGGGTGGAGCGACCATCCCGCACTCCTCGGAACTCCTAGAAGTTCTGATGGAGTATTTCGGCGGCACCCGCGGGTTCGCCAATCTCTTTATGAAGCAGTTCTACGATGCGCCGGTCGGCGGTGCGTTCAGGACCAAGATGCTGGACACCGTGGTCCGGCTAGTGAAGGACAACACGGCCATGGGCGGAGCCAAGAAGCCCTTGGAGCTGATGACTGAGGAAGAGTTGGAAGCCGAGCTGCGGCGGCAGGTGATCGAAGCGGCCATGCAGATGAAACACATTGAGGTCGTAGATGAAGTGCGAGGATTGCCGCTGGTGGATTCCAGTGGAGGAAGAGATGCAGGGGGAGTGTCACCGGTATCCGCCGACGCTCCTCGGGCAGAGGGGTTGGGATCGCTCCCCCGAGACGATGCCCACTGATTTCTGTGGCGAATATGAAGAAACACCCCCGCCAAATTCAGCCGCCCCAAACTCCTGACGAGCCGCTGGGGGATATGACCCAGCACCAGCTCGGCCAGCTCAAGGACGTTCAGGTCGCTCTCACGGAGCGGCGGCTGGAGGCCCTGCGGCTGTATGAGCCCATGCCTCACCAGGACGAGTTCCATCGCTGCACGGCGTCGGAGCGCATCGTTCTGGGGGGTAACCGCGGCGGCAAGACGCTGGCGGTTGCAGTGGAAGCCGCCCGCGCGGCTACGGGCCAGGATCCCTACGGCAAGTACCCAAAGGAAGGCGGCAACCTCGCCATCATCGGCCGGAACTGGCCCCACATTGGATTGGTAATTTATCCCATCCTCCTAAAAGCCGGGGCGTTTCGGATCATCAAGGACGAGAAGACTGGCCAATGGAGATCGATCCGCCAGGGCGATGACAAGAGCAAGAGCAAGCCCGCGCCTCCGCTGATCCCGCCGCGGCTGGTGAAGGATGTGTCTTGGGTGCTGAAGAACGCTGGGTATCTCAACAAGCTGGAACTCACCAACGGCTGGACGATCTGGTGCTTCTCGTCGGAGGGAGAGCCTCCGCAAGGCTATCAGGCCGACCTTATTTGGATTGACGAGGACGTAACGAATGAGGCTTTCGTCGGTGAGTCTCAAGCGCGGCTCGCAGATCGCAAGGGCCGTTTTGTGTGGTCGGCCATGCCGTGGAGCCGGAATGATGCGCTCTTGGGTCTATGCGAGCGGGCCGACCGCGCAGTGGAGGAGGGGCAAGAACTTCCAATCATCAAGAAGTTCACGTTCCGGTTTTTGGATAACGCTTTTATCGATTCGGAAGAAAAGCGAAAGAACATAGAGCGGTGGAGTGCGCTGGGGGCCGACGAGGTCCGAATGCGTGCCGAGGGTGAGTTCACCACCGAATCCACGCTCATGTACCCGACGTTCAATCGCAGCGTGCATATCCTGCCGCGGGCGGAGCTAAAGGACGGGATCATCCCGCCGGACTGGACACGGTACGTGGCGATTGACCCGGGCCACGCAGTCATGGCCACCATCTTCGCCGCCGTGCCACCGCATGAGCGGTTCATGCTGATCTACGACGAACTGTACATCCGGAACTGCAACGCGCTGATCTGGGGCGAGCAGTTCTATGAGAAGGTCCGCGAGCAGCACATCCACGCAGCGATCATGGATATGCACGGCGGCCTCCTCCGCGACCTGGGCTCGGGCCGACTGCCGCATGAGCTGTATTCGGAAGAACTGAAGAAGCGGAAGATCCGCTTCACCATCGGCGGGCACGGATTCATTCCTGGCTCCGATGACATCCCCGCCAGAACGGCCATCGTCCGGCAGCTCCTGCACATCCAAGGCGACGGGACAACCCGGCTCAAGATTCTGGAGGGCTCCTGCCCCAACCTGCTGCGGGAGCTGAAGCGGTATCGCAAGAAGACAACGACGGTCAACGGGCAGGTGTTCGTCACCGACCAGCCGCAGACCCGAGGCGAGGTCCACGCTTGTCAGTCGCTTGAGTACCTCTGTGCCTACGAACCCAAGTACCACGCCCCACCGCGGACTTACGGTCCCGATCCTTGGTGGGTGAAGTGGCTGTCGGAGCGCAAGCGCCGTCAGCGGGAGTCCACCGACCCCCACATCAACCTCGGGCCCAGCAGGAGATTGCCGTGAGTTCCTACGACATGCCCAAGGCTGACCTGGGCGACATTGTGCTGTTCTACGCCCATGAAGGGGCCACCCCGGTCCCGGCGATTGTGTCCGTGGTCGCCTCTCGCACGCTCACCCTCTGGGCGATTGCGGGCGAACTGGGCGGCGTGGTGAAGCCCTCGGTCCACCACCTGACCGACCCGGGGGTCAACGACTTCCCCGATTGGAAGCGGTATGGCTACTGGGAACACAAGCCCAAGGATCCGACGATCTCCATTCTGAGCGAGAAACTCAGCCTGTTGGACAAGAAAGTGTCCGCTACAGCCCCGAAAAAGGCTTGACCGGACACTAGTCGGTAGGAGAACTCCATGGCTGACGAGAACCCGCTGCGCCCCATTTGCAAGCGCTGGCTTGAGTGCATCAAGCAGGCCGAGAAGTACAAGAAGCCTTTCTCCGAGGACGCCGCGGAAGCCATGGGGTTCTTTGCCGGTGACCCCGACTTTATGTGGAAGGATTCCTACGCTCGCGGTGAGCGGGGATACATCAAGGGCATGGACCCGCCCCCGTTCCGCATGATGGTCAACCGTGTGTGGGAGGCTGTTCGTCTCTTCACGGCAGTCATCCACCACCGCAACCCGACGCGGACGGTGTCGCCCAAGGACTACCCCATCCTGGGCCCGCAGCTTCTGGGAATCTTCCCCCAGCCGCCAGTCCCGCAGATGGGGCCGGATGGCCTGCCTGTCATGGGCCCAGACGGCCAGCCGGTGATGATGCCCGATCCGGGGATGATGCAGTACCAGCAGATGCTCCAGCAGCAGCAGATGATGCTGGAGCGCCGCAAGGTGGTTGCCAAGCTCTTGGAGGACTACCTCAACTACACGCCCAACGAACTCAACCTCAAGCAGCACTCACGCAAGGTGGTGGAGGAGGCGTTTATCAAGGGCGCGGGTGTGTGGTGGCATGAGCTGTACACACCTCCCGGCGGCACGGTGAAGATGGCCGGGTCGTTCTACGACACCATCGACAATCTTGTCTGGGATCCGGACGCCGACGAGTTTGAGGACATCCGCTGGGCCGCGCGCCGCCGATGCCAGCCCATCGACGAAGTGGCCGCCAAGTTCGGGGTGTCTCGGGAAGAGCTGAAGGGCGGTATCGAATCCTACTCCCGGCAAGCCGATGTCTCCGACCGCGGCTATCAGCATGAGAAGAAGACCGGGAAGACGAACGACCTGATCGTCTACTGGGAGATTTATTCCAAGACCGGCTTTGGCGACAGGCTCAAGGACGCCGGCCAAGACCTGCGGGGCAAGTTCGACGCCCTCGGGCCCAACTGCTACATCGTCGTTGCCGAGGGTGTGGATTTCCCGCTCAACATTCCTCCGGCGATGATGCAGGAGGAGGTCGATGAGTCCGGCATCCCCCCTACCCTGTTCATGGCTGCCCAGTGGCCGATCCCATTCTGGGCCGAGCCGAGCGGCTGGCCGTTCACGCCGCTGGTGTGGCACGGCAAGCCGGGCTACTCCTGGCCGATCTCGCTGATCCGCCCTGGCATCGGGGAATTGCGATTCATCAACTGGGCGATGTCGTTCCTCGCCACCCGCATTGCCACCTCCAGCCAGACGCTCATCGGTGTGGCCAAGCATGCCGACCCGGATCTCAAGGCCAAGATCCTGGAGAAGAACGAGGGCGGGTTCAACATCGTTGAAATCTCCGAGGCTGTCGGGCGGTCGGTGAACGATGTGATCTCGGTCTTCCAGATGCCTGGGGTCACCCAGGACATGTACCAGATCATTGCCGAGGTGACGAACCTGTTCGACCGCCGCGTCGGTTTGACCGAGTTAATTTACGGCATGACCAGGGCGAGTTTCAGAAGTGCCGCTGAAGCCGCCGTGAAGTCGGAGCAGATCAGCGTCCGGCCTGACGATTACGCTTCGATTCTGGAGGACGCGCTGTCCGAGGTCGCTCGCAAGGAAGCGCTCCTCGCCCGCTGGATGGTCTACCCGCAGGACGTTGCTCCCATTCTGGGACCGATGGCTGCCCAAGCGTGGCAGTTGCATGTGCAGGGCGAAGACCCTGAGTCGGTGGTCCGTGAATACTCCTACCGCGTGGAGGCGGGTTCGGCGCGCAAACCGAATATCGCCACCAAGGTGGAGAACATGAACAACGCCATGCAGATAATGATGCCCGTGGCGCAGGGCCTGATGCAGGCCGGTCAGCCGCAAATCTTCAACGCCATGTTGGAGGACTGGGGTGAGGTGATGAACGTGGACATCAGCCGGTACATGGTCCCGCCTCCCCCGCCGCCTCCTCCCGGCCCGCCACCTGAAGCCCCACCCGAAGCCCCTCCCCAAGGCCAATAGTCGTATATGACATACCCTCCTGAAGTCGAAGCCGCTGGCGAATGGGCCAAGAGCCGCTATGAGAAAGCCCTGCCCTACGGGGAGAAGTGGGCCGCTATGGTCGCCCTCCAGCAGCCGCCAGGAACCAAGGGCAGCGACCGGGCGTTTCTCCAGGGACGGCAGAACAACGAGCAGTTGGACGAGATGCCGAAGCGTCAGGCGCAGTACGTCGCCCGCGAGGCCCGGCAGGCAGGGATCAACATTGCAGGGAAATACTATTGCGCCGGGATAGCCGACAAGCGCGGCTGGAAAGACCCCGCAGCGTGGGTCAGCAGCAACGACGATGTCCTCCGCGTGGCCCGCAAGCGGCGACTGCACGTTACGGGAAGCGTGAACTACGATCCCGGCGAAGCCCCGCCGAAGCGCGTGGTGCTGTCGGAGAGCATCATCAAGGACGAAATCCGCAAAGAGAAACGCAAGAACCCCAACGCCAAGGTCGGGGAGCTGCGAGAGAAGATCATTGACAAGCACGCATACAAGGTGAAGGGACGGCTATGAACGAGATCGCACGGCACTTTTCTCCCGGCTCGGTGATTACGGCCAACTCCTCGGCCGCCACAACGGCAGGCATGATTCCTTTCGGCCGTTTTGGCGGGGCGTGCGTGATGATCGCAGCCACCAACTCTTGCACGCAGATCAACTGGCACGGGACCGTGGACCCGTCCGTGACGCCGCGGGCTATCTATTCGGATGGCGCGGCCGTCACCTCGGCCGTCACGGTGGGAATCATCCCCGTCCCCGACGCCTGTTTCGCAGTCAACTATGTGGTTCCCGTCGTTGTGGGCGGGACAACCTGTGCAATGACCGTCATGGCAAAGGGGTGAGAGATGGCGTTTGAATACGCTCCCGGCAGCAGCGCGCCGGTTCGGGTCCGGGAGTCGGTCGTTGCGAACGAGGCCCCGACTGCCGCGGAGCTGGAGGAGGGCGAACTGGCCCTCAACAGTGCGGATGGCACTCTATATTTCCAGACGGCGTCTGGAACCATCAGCCAGTTCCCGGGTGCGACGGGCTTCCGGAAGATTGTCTCCCTGACGCAGGCCGCCTACGACGCCTTGGCCGTCAAAGATTCGCAGACGCTGTATGTCGTTAAGGGTTCTGGCCCGTTGATTTCTGGTGTGGCGAGCGTCAACGGCCAAACGGGCGATGTGAGTCTCAGCTACTCGTCGCCCGGCCACACGCACACAGCCGGTGAGGTTGGGCTGCCGTCGATTTCGGTCGGCGCCCTGACGTACGCACAGGGCGCCTCCAGCAGCGATTACTACGAAGTTGCTGGCATGTCTGTGAACCTGTCCTCGCCCGGCGCATACGATGTGCGGGTCGTTCTGGTTGGGGCCAGCACCAGCGCCGTGTCTGGCGGCGCGCTGGTTGCTATCAACGGCGCGTCCTACGTGGGCTCTGCGCCCCCGACTGGCTACGCCCTATACGGCGGCGCGGAATTGGTTGGCAATACCGCCCAGGCCATGTCTGCGTCTACGTCCGGCGCGGTGTCGGCTGCGTTTGTTTACGCCACTTCGGCCGCGGCCACCCTGGCCGTTCGGTTTAACTCCGCCTCTCCGCCAGACAACGCCCATCTGGTGCCCGGGTCGCACATTATCGCCATTCGGTGCGGTGACGGGCCGTCATGACCGTCCCCTGGATAACTGAGGCCAGACCATGCCGATGAATCCCAGGCTGCTGCGGCCCAAGGTGAGCAGCGGCTTCCGCCCCGATAGCATCTCCGGCCTTGCGAACTGGTGGGATGCCAATGACGCCGCCACCCTGACGCTCAATTCTGGGGCCGTCGAAACGTGGACGAGCAAGTCAGGCAGCAAGTCGCCAGCCACTCAGTCAACGGCCGGGAGCAGGCCCGTGACCACCACGGTGAACGGCAAGACGGCCCTGTCGTTTGACGGCGCTAACGACGGCTTCAACTTCACCGGCACCGCGCGCACGGATGAAACGTGGATCATTGCCGCCGCGCAGATTGGGGATTCAGCGGGCCAGGACACGCTTGTCAACGACGGTGGCAACGGCTTCGGCATCTCGGCCTCCCGAGGTAGCACTAGGCTTGTAGAGGCAAGTTTCGGCCCCGGCTACGACGAAGGCGTGCATCGCCTGCGGGCTACCTATGCGGCCAATGCAGCGACCCCATTCGGCCCCGCAGTGGTTTCAGTGGTCAGGTCGGCTGCGGCCGGTGGCTTTTTGTTTATCGATGGAACGCAGAGAATCAGCGGGGTCAACGGCGCTCTCTCGTTTACAACGTCAGCAGCGCAGACCATGCAGCGGATCGGCTACTACAACACAACGACATTTCAATGGCAGGGCTGGATCGGTGAAATCCTCTGCTACAGCCGCGCCTTGACGGCGGCCGAGCGCAACGCCGCTGAACTTTACTTGGGGCGCAAGTGGGGCATCACCGTCACGCAGGTGCCGTCTGTCAGCAATGCTGATGCCCAAGACTGGATCAACCGCGTCTACGCCAACGGCGGGACGGTCAGCGCATCGACGGCCAGTGCTGTCAACACCTTCTGCAATGCCATCGACGCCGCCAGTATCCGCGACCGATTCTTCCGCTTAAATCTGTTCTGCGGCACGGGGCTGAACGCTGCTCTGGTGCCTCTGTACCGTGGCCCCAGCCGCACCGGCACGCAGTACGGGAACTTGACTGATACGAACAACGGGCCGTTCGTCAGCGGCGACTACAACGAAACTGGCTCATCGGCTGGCCTGGCAGGAGCAGCAACTAAGTATCTCAACACTGGCGTAAAAGCCAACGACTTGGGGCAGACCGACAGGCATCTGTCAGTGGTCGCTGACGCTTCGGCGTTGGGCCTGAGTTCGCAATATGCCATTGGCGGCGACAACTTTGGCGGTGCTGGCAACTACTACTGGGGCATTCTGGCTGGATCATCTGCTGGCAACATGATGGCTCGGGCGCAGGCCACGGCCGCCAACTCGTCGCAGTTTTCTGTCACCGGAAAGCCGCATGTGCTTCTCTCTGGCAACGGCTCGGCGGCTGTTTATC